GTAGGAACTCCAAATATCATATAGTCACCACTCTCATTTGTTTTTACGGTGAATTTATATTATTTATCATAAACTTCTACCAAAGTGGAGTCAGTTAATACATCTTCTCTACTTGGGAATGTTCCTGTCGCAGAATGTCCTTGATATGAAGGTTCATAAGGTAATAAATTATATCTGTAACCATCCTCATTTAAATCATCAATGTTTTTATACGGATATAATTGTGAAATGATTGGGTTTTGTGCATCTTCGTCAGTTATAGGAATGAATACCGAAACTTTGGCGTTAGGAACACCAAATCCTCCGTTTACTAAAACTCTACCAACAACAACACCATAATCAGAACACATACGAGTATATATATCATTCTGAAATATCTTCAAAGATAATATCTCCAAGTATTCAAAATCCTGATCTAATTGTATTTTAATGGATTTGTCAACACCTGGTTGGGTTCTAATTCTATATGATTTTGGCATTAAATTCTTTTTTTGATAAATAGTTTATTTCCTATTTTCAAAAAATAATTCTTTTATTCCAAAAATAAATCATCAAGAGAAATTGACGGTTTTTAAATTGAGAACTCTAACATTAATATCCTTGTTTGGATATCTAATTTGATAGATTTGAGTAGGCTCCGCAAATATTGTATCCGTCACTAAACCAATCTCTTTAGTTGCCGGATCAGAATATGGTTGAGATGTTTGAGATGAAGAATATTGTCCCCCAACATTATTAATAAAACTCATATTAGAAATACTAATAACCCCGTTTTCACTTTGGATTAACCTTCTTATTTCGGATACATAGACATTCTCCCCCATTTGTCTTTGTAATGGACTAAAGTATGTTGAGATTATGTCAATTATTTTTGCAACAACTGAACCTTGATTTTGACTTGCATCCAACACCACATCAACATTAACACTTAAGTCAACAACATTCGCAGTTTCAATTGAAATGTAGTCGTTTATCATTCTATAATTAGATAGGTAATTGGCAACATTACTTTTGAGTGTATTTGATATCACTTCGGTTAATTTACCTTCGGCGTCATAAGATAACATTTTTATTTTTATCTTATTGTTTTCTTCAGTAATCGCAACTTTACCAGGTGCCCCGAATTGTGACGGCATATTCCTTAAAATTGATTGGTAATCATTTATAGTTACCGCTCTGTTTTGTGCCGCGAAATTATATGTAACAAATTGTCTCACCTCCTCTGTTGACGGTGCGTTAGCCCCTCCAATTGCCGCAGTGACATTATTACAAGACAATGAATTAATAACCGTTGTATTGACAGATTGTGAAGGACCATTTACATAGAATGAAACTGTCCCTATTTGGTTAATAACATTAACACCTAAATTAGTTCCTTGTCCACCACCAACTCTATACTGAATGAATAATGTTGTGTTGGATTTTAATGCGGCTCCTAACGCCAAATTATTAATGTATTTACTCAAATCTAATTGATATCCATTTCTCGCAAAATCTCTTAATTGTTCGTCCGCAGAAACATTACCCCCACCAAAAGTTAACTTCATAAATCCTTCGGGAGTGTATTCGGTAATAAATTTAGTATTTGTTTCAATGTATTTACCAACTTTAATTCCTGGCTGATCAGAAACCTTTGTTGGATCCTCAACAAATACTCTATTCTCCGCCAATGCCGGTACTTCATACCATCTATCATTTAAACTTAAGAACTCTTGTGTATTTGGAACCGTTGAGTATTGTGTTCCGTCTTTTAATAAAATACTTGTAACACCTAAAACATTTTTTTCAGGTAAGAAAAGTTCAAAGAAAGGTTTAACATCATTTGGTGTTATGACTCTCCTAAAAACTTTAGTTATACCATTAACAACTACTTCTCTTTTTACTATTGTATAATTGAGTAACTTACCGCTAGCATCAAAATTAGGGATTTTTAATCTATTTGGTGATCCTTCAGAATTAATAGGTGATGAAAAATCAATATCGTAAACGGTTTCAAAAGGTTGTCCCGCACCATTAACTTGTGAACCTCTTCTCAATATACCACAATATCTTAAATCTTCTCTGTCACCAAATGCGGGAACCGTAATAGACAAATCAACCAACGCAACCGAAGGTCTTAATCCCGGTATTTTTAAACCATATGTTCTCGCAATGTTATATATTGATGATTTTTGTTGTGCGTATTGTAACACAGTTTCTTGGATACTTCTATCAATATTAAAGTGTAGGTTATCAGTTACCGCGGCATTCAAATCTAACATTACCGAGAATATCCCAGCGTCATTAAAATTCTGAACTAAATCGGGATAATAAGTTCTTGTAAAGTTTATTAACTCTGTTCTTATTCCCTGAAAATCTCTCGTTGTGTACGATATTTTTTTATTTGCCATATTCTATTAAATATTAATAATAACAAAATCACTTGATTCAAAAGCACTATTAGTGGTTTTATAGTCAATTCTAATTTTTGCCGTATGTTCTAATTGTGATATATTTGAGACGGTAAATTCTCTTTTATCCTCACCATTTATGTATGTTCCTTTGTTTTCTTCTTCCATTGATGCGTCGGTTATCTTAACATCAGTCACCAATAACCCCGGCATATAATTTGAAACCGAATCTCTAATCTCCGACTCTATTTCCGCAAATGTTGGACCGTCCAATGGTTCAAAGATGTATTCATATAATCTTGTTCCAAAATCAGGTAAAAAATATCTAGTTCCTTTTCGGGTTAATAATAAATGTATTAAGTTACTTCTAACCTCTTCATCTTTAGTGTCAGAACAATCTAAATACTTACCAACATACGAATCTTGAAAGGGGAAATTTATCCCATATGTAATTCCATTTGCCATATCTAATAAATATAATGTTGGGAAGTTTTATATAAATAAAAAATCCCAACATAAGTCGGGATTATATTTTAGGATCCACATCCAAAACAATCAAACTCTGAATCTTCAGGTTTTGGTGGTAAACCATCGTTAGAATATTCAACTTTTGGTGGTTCAGGGGTTACCTTTGGTTTCTCTACTCTTGAAGTGTTTATTGCCAAATGTTTAGCTCCTGTGGATATCGCTTTAGTTCTAACATAATAACATAAAGTTTTTAACCCTTTTTCCCAAGAGTGGAAATGTGATGAGGTAATCTTTGATAATGTTGGATTAGCCATATAAATGTTCATGGATTGAGATTGATCAATAAATGGTGCTCTGTCTGCCGCCATATCAATTAACTCTCTCTGTGATATCTCCCAAATTGTTTTATATTTAGGGATTAAATGTTCAATTCTTTTAACTTTTTTGTTATAATGTTTGTCTTCAGTATCCAAATAGTTGTTAAAGTTAATATTTTGAATTGAACCTTCATTAATGATGATTTCGTTTTTCAAATCTTCTGACCAAATACCTAATTTTTCAAAGTCATTAATTAAATATTTATTAACAATCATAATTTCACCACCAACTACTCTTCTGTTAAATAAAGCCGAGTGTGCGGGTTCAGTCATTTCAAATGAACCAGTAATTTTAGCGGAAGACGCAACAGGCATTTGAGCAGTAAATAACGAGTTACAAACACCATATTTCTTCACATCTTCTTTAAGTTGGTTCCAATCCCAATATCCTGACAACTCACTTTCTTTCAAATCCCACATATCAAATTGGAATATTCCTTGTGACATCGGTGATCCGTCAAAGAATTTGTATGGTTCGTATTCTCCGTTTTTACAAAGTTTATTACTTTCAAAAATCGCAGCATAATAGATAGTTTCAAAAATTTGTTTGTTCAAAATTCTCGCTTCTTCTTCGGTAAAAATCAAATCAAGAAGATAAAATACATCCGCCAATCCTTGAGTCCCAATCGCAATTGCTCGTTGTTCCAAACCACCTTTAAGTCCTTTTTCCGTTGAGTAACTATTGATGTTAACCACTTTATTTAATGCTCTAACAACTTTTCTTACTTCCTCAAATAACAATTGGAAATCAAATTTATTGTTTTGAATAAAGTTCTTTAACACCATTGAAGATAATGTGCAAATTGCAGTAGTTTCTTCATCAGTGTATTGATATATCTCATTACATAAGTTTGATTGTTTAATCACACCAATATTTTGATGGTTTGTTTTTCGGTTGGCACTATCTTTAGAACATAAATAAGGAACGCCCGTTTCAATCTGTGATTCATAAATTTTACCCCAAATATCTTGAGCTTTAACTTTTTTACCTAATCCAAGAGCAACTGCCTCTTTATAAACACTTTCGTATTCATCACCATAACACTCCTGTAATGGTGTAAGTCCCGCCTTTATAATTTCATTAGGACAAAACAAATACCAATCACCATTTTCTTTAACGGCTCTCATAAAGTTATCAGGAATCCAAAGTGCGGTAAATAAATCACGAGCCCTTAATTCTTCAGCACCTGTATTCTTTTTAATATCAAGAAGATCTATAATATCTTTATGCCAAGGTTCCAAATAAATCGCTGCCGATCCAGGTCGTCTTCCTTGTTGATTAAAGAATCTTAATGATTCATTAACAATTTTAAGATATTTTAATAACCCACCCGCATAACCACCTGAACTAGTGATTCTACTTTCTTTACTTCGGATGTTAGACATAGATAAACCAATACCCGCAGCATCTGATGAATAGGTTGAAATATCGTTTAATGTGTTCAACAATCCGTTTCGTGAATCTGAATTATTATAATGTAACACACAAGATGCTAATTGGGGAACTTTAGTTCCTGAATTAATCATAATTGGTGTTGCCGGTGAAATTCTTTGTTCTGAAAGTGATTTGTAATAATCTAACGCCTCTTCAAATGTGTTAGTCACCCAAAGAGCAACTCTCATATACATATGTTGTGGTCTTTCAACTACCTCACCC